GCCTTGGGATCACGTCTCTTGATTTCTGTAATCAGGGCATTCATCCTTTCATTGAGAGTAACCATGTCTGGTCTCTCAACAACTGTTTTACCAACATTTCGAGCACTTTCCAAAATGGCTTCTTCATCCATAACATCATACTCATCTTCTGAGTATTCAGCTGCTTTTTGTTCCTGGATATGACTCTCAAGAACAGCTACTTTATCAAGTAGTTTGGCGATCATAGCACTTTCAGCTGATTCTTTTGGTTTAACATGCTCTGCGTGTTTAACAGAGATCTGATGAATACGATTGGCAAGCTCTAAAACATCTCTCTTAATACGAGTGTTTTCAAATTCAAGATTGAATTTGGCTTTACCAGCAATAGCATTTGGGTCTGCAACTTGCTGTTTGCGAGCGCCTTCAGAGTCGTAGTCGTTGTATTCATTTTGTCTACGTCCTTTCTTGGGGTACATTCCTGACTTGTACTCAGCTTCTTCCCATTTTGAGGCTTTGTTTGCAGCACGAGACAAAAGTCGTTGGGTTCGGTGACGGAAACTATCCATAGCATTTAACATATAACCTGCTTGGGGATCACGGTTATACTCATACTCGGCTTCAGCTTGTTGATATCGTTCATCAATGTTAGTATAAAGATCTGCAAGATCTTCACGATATCTACTATAAGCTTCTTTTCCTCTATCTTTCCCTAGATCTTCACCGTATTTATCAATAATGTTAGCCCATCGATCTATCTCACGGAAGTGTTCAGGTTCATCATTTGCCAACCTGTAATCTCTTTCTTCCTCTTCTTCTTGTTCTTCTTCTGCATCACTCACTTCAAAACGAGCTGATTCTTTAGCACATGCAGCCAGTTTCTCACTAAATGAGACTTTACTAGATTCACTAGATTCGAGCTTTTTATCTACCTCACCAGTAGCTATGGTGAGTTCAGGTCTCTTGGTTCTTAAATATCTATCATAGATAAACCAAAAGAGAGGGGCAACTGCTAAGCCAATCAAAATACCAATGATCCTTGAATCAAGATTGATTCCAGTCAATTCATTAATTACTTTCTTGACTTTGTTAATCAAACGTCGTATCAGTTTGATAATGGTATCTCCGGCAAGCAATACGGAGTCGGCAGCGAAAGATAAAATGTCCCAAATGGACAAGCTACCCCATTCGTCGAGCTTTGAAAAATAGTCCGAGATTTCTCCGGCTTCGAGAGTGTGGTCACGTCCCATACAGAACGCAGCCAATTTAGCAGAGTCAGTCTTGCTTGCACTTTCAAGGCCAAGGCCGGAGTAGTCTAAAGGAACTCTGGACCCTTCGGGGATCTCTCCCTTTACAAGAGCCGCATGCTTTTCTTTGTGCATACGATCCAATATGTTGATAATTGTGTCTATCAAAGCCAATATTGGTCCAAAGAGTTCGCCAATACGTTTCATATTAGCAAATGTGAGTTTACCAGTTAAAGCCAAAACACTTAAACCAGCTTTGAAACCAGAATGGATAGGAGCATTAGCGCTCTCCAATGATTCTCGTTCCTTAATCTTTTTGTTAGTGTCGTAAACATCCTTACGCCATCTCAACACTGAATATACTGTATAACCGAGTGTTATTCCAGTAATAATGTCCTTGATATTAACGAAATCAAGAATCTCTCTAACTGCTTTGTAAACACCATAACCGAGGTTAGCCAATAATCCTCTTCTTTCTAAGTAGCGTTTAAGAAATGCATCTCTGCCAACATGGTATAGTCGGATAGGTAATTTACGCCATTCATAGACACGAGGTC